AATCCCCCAACTTGCTAGATACCAGTCGGCTAACAGCGCCTGTGCCTGTGCTTGTATAGGTAGCAGCAGCATTGATGTTGGCAGCGGTTGCCTTGACCGTCACGCCACCCTGCACAACAGGAACAAACTCAGTACCGGTCAATGGAGTAGTTGCTGCTGGAAGATTTGAAATCTTAGTGCCTGCCATTTTTGTTCCTTTATGCCCAAAACCTAACTGGAGTTTGAACTGTTACTTCGTATTCGGCAAAGTCAGCACCACCTGGTCCGCGCACATCAACGGCGCTCCGAAGTGCTACGCCCCAACTCATCGGATATTGATTGGTTTGGCGTACAAAGTACCGCCAGAGGCAACCTGCATAGCGCTCACAACCCAAGGGCCGCCAGTGCCTTGAGGCACAAAGAACGGAACAAGAGTGCCCGCAGGGATGGGCGTATCAGAAGTTGTTGCCGTTGCGCCTTCACCAACGCGAATGTAGGCGTCAGTCGTACACCAAACCAGCACCCCTTGAGGGCCAGCAGGCCAAGTGCCTGTAACGCCAGCCGTACCCGTATAAGCAACGCTTTTAGCTGCAAAAACAGCATCATTCAAAGGTCGGAGAAGTTCCATTCTATTCTTTCCTTACGCCAAAAAGCGCAGCTTGTACAGGGTTGAGAGATACAACGCAACAATCTCATCAATGATATTGTGCAACGGCGTGCAGTCTTTATCCACAATTTTGAAGCGTTCCGCCTCAATTTCGTCCATCTGATCTTGCAAAAACTCAACAATGTTGCCGGTCTTCTTGGCGGACATCAAAGAAATAGGCCCCATCAGGCCATACTTGCCTTGGTAGGCTTCGGCAAAATTATCCGCCAGCCCAACGACCTCCTCGTAAAAGCCCTGCAAAGCCATATGCTTGGCAAAGCTACGAGTATTCAGATGCACCGAGTGCGCGACATCCCGCGCCAAAAACAGCATCCCTACGAAATCAGAAGCCTTCATTTTGCATTCCTTCTTGAGGCATTTGCATTCCCGCATTCATTGACTCACGGCTAGGCATTTGCCCAATCAAGTCACCCGTGTCCAATGCCGCCGAAATCGTACCCATCACAATATCTTGGATCTGGTCAGGCGTCATGCCAGCCTGCACAGCACTGATACGCTTGGTCTCGGCATCAAATGCCTTGATCTGAGCCTCAAAGTCCTGCCTGCGCTGCTCTTGAGCTTCCATAGACTTCGACACGTTCTGAAGCATCTGGTGCATTTGCTCCATCTCCTGCCCCATCGCCTGGATCTGCTGTTCAGCAGCTTGCAACTCTGGCGACTTGTCATCGTCAGACAGCAACTTAGGATCAATGGTCTTGGAGAACCGCTTTGCCATCTCCTCAGCCCCAGGCCAGTCCATGTTCTTGATGAACAAGTCACCAGCCACAGCCCACAGTTGCGGATTGCCTTGCAACAACTGGCTCATCGCGTCCAAAGACTCTTGGCGCTTGGTCATGTAGCTCGGGCCAGTCGTGACGCAAACGTCATACTTGCCCACGCCCAAGTTGTAGATCTTGTCAATGACAACGCCGTTTTGATCCTCAATCTTACGCACAGGCTCCTGCTGCGTAGGATCAATCTTGGCCATCTTGGTCTCGCCATCCAAGCCAATGATCCGCGCAATGCGCTGCGTGTCATAGATCTTCGGCGCCATATCAATGATCTGACGGCCAATGTGCCGAACAGCGCGGGCCAAGTTGTCTACGTAGTGATACGTTCCCGTATCGCCTTGCTTCTCACGCGCGAGAATAGCCCGGCCAGACCGCTCATTGCTGGTTGCGCCGAGACTCGAATCATATTGACCCGTCGTGCTCTTGATGTCGTCCGAAGCGCCCATTTTGGCCTGAATAAGGCCTGTCTGGGCCATTGGAGGCAAGGCACGTTGTGGTAGGGGCAGAACTGCTCCCTGACCGTCTGTGACATCAGGGTTGACCTCAAGGTAAGGCCAGTTCTGCGTATTGGCCGTCTTCCACTGCTGCTCATACCCCTCGAACTGACCGCCGTACCCAATGAACGGGGCCTTGGGTGCCAACGCCAGCATTTCAGCCTCTTGGCTGACCCAGTAGTTGTACATGCGCTGGGCATCCTTGGCATTGCGCACAAGGCCAGACACATAGATACGACCATCAACTTCAAACTCGTTACCAACAACCCGAACAACAGGGATATATTTTCCAGCCCAATCTTGTTCTTCCAGGATCTCATAGCCGTTAATCTTGCACCATTTGACCTTCTGAACATCCGCCTGACGGGTGCGAACAGGCTTCATGCCCATTGCCTTCATGTTCCTGTCTTCGGCAGAGCCTTCAAACAAAGAAACATTGCCAGGGTACAGATTCAGGGTCTTCTTCTCATGCTCAACGTAGAAATACTCGGCAATCCGCACCGTGTCCTCGTTGATCCACTGCGACAGCGACTGATCCCCAACCCCCAGCGTTTGCAACGTAGAAATCGGGTTTGCGTCCGGGAACATCCGTTCGTAATCTTCTTTCAGGATGTCCTCAGTGATAAAACACCACTTGGCATCAGAACCGCATGGGTCTTGGATCGTCGGATCCATGTACACCGAGAAGGAGTTACGCACGCGACCAATTTTGATGTCTTGGTCAAACGAGTCTGCATTACAGTACTCGGTCAGCAAGCGAATGTAGCCCTCGCCATACGCAACCTGATTCTCACAGGCCGTGTCGTATGCCACATCAGCGTCAGAGATGTACTCAATATGACGCATCAGGCCATCAAAGATGTCCGCGACTTCCGTATCGGCCTTGTCATCCACCGGGATAATCTTGATGGCCGGACGGTTTTGGCGCTGGTCGTTTGTGACCTGCCGAACGTGCTGGGGAAGCTTGTTGATCGTCAGGCAAGGCCGCGCATTGATCGTCTGACCCTGCACAGCTCCACGAGTCGCCAATACATCCGCAGGCCATTGCCAATGATTGTCCGGTGACCCGGCAAAGAAACGAAGATCGTCAATCTCATCTTCGCGGCTCTCTGAGTAAGCGGAAATCGCCATGTTAAGCCGAGCACGCGCCGTAGCCAACACGTCAGACTCTGACTTGCCGCCTCGCTTGCCACCCTTAGCCACCGATGCCGCCGAACTCAAATCAGCCATTCAAAACCCCAATCACGTCAGGCTCACGCATCATAAGGTATTCCTTACCCTCATGTTTCACCTTTTGCCCGGAAAACTCCCCAAACAGCACATGGTCACCAACCACCAAATCCATCGGCACCAATGAACCATCTTCCTTGCGAAGACCAGCCCCAACTGCAACCACCACACCACTTGACATCTTGCTCTCAGGCAAAACAATCAGCCCGCTAGACTTTTCAATATCTTGCTCAATCAGTACGCAGTTGCTTAGTGGAATTAGATTCATTTCTTCTTAGGAGTAGATGGTTTAGCGGCAGCCCGCTTGGTTGAATATGCAATAGCCACAGCCTGCGCAACAGGCTTGCCAGCACTTACCTCAGCTTTCACGTTTTTGCGGAACGCTTCTTTGCTTGTGGATTTTACGAGAGGCATCACGACCCCATCCAAGAGTTAACAGCACCGCCAGAGCCCTGCATAGTCACACGGCGCTCGCTTTTCGGATTGTACTCCCGGCTAGCCACCGGATATGCAAAAGTTACCGCCAAAGCATCAGCCGCATCAGGAGAAGCCAAACCCCGAGCCTTCATCTCCTTCTTCCCCTCCAGAAATATAGTCCCGGACGAGTCAGGCTTCTTCATCGGTCCCAAGAAATCAGACTTCAAAGCCCGATCCTGCGGTATTGAAGCAGTCTTTAACCACTCCTTCATTGCGCCCCACATCTCCGCACGCTTATTACCCCACATGATCGGGTTCTTGGCCTTCCAGCCAAAGTTTACCCCTCGAACCTTGTACCTCTGTTCCGTCAACCTGTCAAGAATCCCATACCCCAGCCCGCCCTCATCAATCACCGTCAGCGCAGGCCGAAACTCCTCAATCGCCTCAATCACATTGCCCACCGTCGTCATCGTGTCGTCCCCCTTATACCGCCGGATCGCCACAATATCCCGCCCCTGCCGCACCACAATCACCGTCGAATCCATCCCACCCCGCGCCGGATCCACCCCAATCACTATCGGGGCCGTCTGATCCTTCCACTTCGGCCGACTCATCGCCTCGTCAATGACAACAGGCGAAATAAACTGATCCTCACCCGCAGCCGGGAACTCCCCGTACACCTCCACCCGCGCCTGTATCGAGTCCTCGCCGTACTCCGCAATGATCTGCTCATAAACCGCCTTGTCCGTGCCCTCTACCGACCGCGCATCAATAACCTTCGTCTTCCAAAAGTCTCTCTTCGCCCCAAAACACTCAAAAAAGTACCCAACATTGCGGCGTGGATTTGAAAACGCCAGCCAAAACCGATTCGGCGTGTTCTCCGTAAAAAAACCCGTCGCCACCGACCAAATAGCATCGTCAATACCCGACGCCTCGTCAAAAATCACCATCACACCGTCAAAGTTGTGCACACCGGCGTACGCGTCCGGGTTCTCAGCACTCCACAACCGACCCTCAATCCCCCAGTACCGCGTACCCTTCCTCAAATCCTTCTCAACCAACTCCGTTAACCACTTTGCAGGCAGCACCCGCGTCGCACTGATCTCAAACCAGTGACTATTGATCCCCATCGCCAACCACTTTGTGATCTCAGCCCACGTCACCGACCTCAGCTGAGGCTCACTGTTCGCCGAAATGATCGTTGTTGAGCCAATCCGCGTAGACAACATCCAAATCACAATCCACGACACCAACGCCGACTTGCCAATCCCACGGCCCGAGCTAATAGCCTCCCTCAACACCTTGTAGCCAATCTCATCCTCGCTCTGATGTGGCAACTTCTCAGCCGCTAACTTGGCGTTCGCCTTGATGTGCTCCGCCATATCACTGAGCACCTCGCGCTGCCACTTCCTCGGGCCCTTGAACCTCTCCAACGGCGTCCCCTTCTCGCCCCAAGGAAAGACATACATCACAAAAGCCAATGGGTTGTCCTTGATCTGGGAACTCCAGACCAATGACATTAGCTCCTGCTCTTCTTTGGGCTTGTAGATGGGGGTTTGCATGGTTACTCCAAAAATTTACGCAACTTTTTTTGCCAGCTTAGTCTTGAGCTCATAACCCATTAGCGGCCAAATTTTGCCTACTGCTTCATTTCTTGCAATCTTGCGCCCGATTCCAGCATCGAAATTTTCTGAGCTGGCGCAG